GGTACCTGTAACGTGGCCAATGGGCACGTTTACAATACCAAGTTCCTCTGGAGTAATGTAGCTAATATTGTTAGAAACTGTAATATTTCCTCCAGTAAGAGTTACACTGTAAGATGCCTGAAGTTCATCACTACCGTCAGCATCTGGATCTTGATCTGTGGGGGTAATAGTCAACTGAGTTAATCGGTTACGAATAAAGTTATCAGTATCCGCAGTACCCTCATTAATATAAGGGGTATTTGCTTCTGATCCATTAGTAACGTTAGTAGTTACATATAAACGAGAGCCATCATTGCTGTCTAACCATACATCACCAATAGCTATAGTAGTACCATCTGCTGTGGTATCCGTATGAATAGGTGCAGCGTTATCCTGATGAGTACTTCCTGTAAAGTCTACAACTTCAGCAGCATTTCCCGACCAAGCGATAGTAGCAATACCATCGATATCAAAATCAAGAGAGGCTTCATTTACAGTTACATCTTTTAACTTCATAATCTTACGATTTGCGTCACCTAATACAAAGTAAACATTAGCGGTGCCTAAAGTAGAACTATTAGATCCTGCGAAACTAATAGGCATACTTGCAGTTCCCGGAGTAGTTGTTGCTACCGGACTGCTTGCTGCATCATCAAAATCAAAATCACTACCAGAGTAGTTCTTTGCGCCTGCCATTAATGCCCAGAGCAGCTCTTCTACTGCGTGAACTTGTGCAGTATCATCTGCACGTCCTGCATTTGCAGCACTATAAGTAGTGCCACCTGCAGCTTTAAAAGGTCGTACGTATGTTGAAAAAGACCACTCACCTGGAGCCAAAGAATCATTAAATGCTCTTCGTCCACGTCGTGATACGCCTCCCGCAGATTCCATCTCTGCCAGAGTAATCTCACTTGAGTTAGTAGCCTGAGAGAAACTGAATCCGTCCAAAACAGGTACTTCCCATACATAACCATCAAACTCGATGTACATTTTCGAGTCGCGACTAAAATATAGTTGTTGTGCCATAGTTTTCTCCTATGTTCCTTGAAAAGACTTGGACGTGAACATCTGTTCGTGCCAGAATTTTCTAATAACGAACCTCTACTAAGATTTCTCCAACTCCTAGAGGTTCTAATACACCTTCATCAGTATCTATACTAACTACAGTGATCTGTTGAACGTTGAACAGATTATTTTGAGTATCCGAATACTGTAAATTCGAGTTCTCCTCAATTACTGTTTCAACATCTTCCATTAAGGCATTGAGTGCATCTTGAGCATTTTCTTCATTAACATAACAACGTATTGTTATTGATAAAAAACGATCTTTGTACCCGCCACCTTGATATTCTCTTGTTTCGCTACCTGCATTTAAGTGCAGAGCAGGAAACTCATCTACTTCATCCCAAAACTTTAGAAAAGGATGAACGTTATTTGCTACGTCTGTTAGCATGGCTCCAGAGCCGTCTATTGTTTTTAACTTCTCTGTTAAAGCATTTAAAATATTTGCTCTTCTAGACGTATATACTCTTGCTACCATTATACTCTCCTAGTATACAGTCTTCCTAAAGCGTACTGAGCTGCGATTTCTCTAATAGAAGCATCAATAAGAGTTCTAGGATCTCTATCAGAGCTACTAAACCGAGATCCGCTTGTTGCTTCAAAGACTCCATAAGGTTGTCTCTGATAAGTATAACCTATGCTGGGAAAACCTGCTCTTGTTTGAGTAACATCTAATACTCTTACACTATTTGCGAATCTTCCTGTTCTATTCTCGAGTCGTGGAGACCCCATATTTCCTGCTACAGTATCTGGCAGTTTTGCATTTAATATACCAATTAAAGTACTAATATTAACGGTAGATTGTCTTCCCTTAGTTTGCTTACCTTTAGGAATTGAGCTAGCTCGTTTCATTCCTTTTGAGGCTACATTTGTTACTTTTGTTTTTATAGGTAACTCTACCGGCGACTTTGAAGACTTATTAACTTTAATATTCTCAAGCTTTGTAGTTACCCCTTTAATTTTAGTAAAGGGTTCAACGACTCTTTTTATAGTTCTTTTTCGAGTTCGAGTAATAGCGTTATCAGAGCCTGTCTGTCGTAGTGTATCTAATTTTTCAATAGCCTTTCGTATATCTTTCTGTACTTCTATTTTAAAGTTTCTTTCTTCCGTTCGCCCTTGATTTCTGTTGGCTGATGCTGACTCTAGACTTACAGTTATAGTGTCCTTATCATCATCTTTTTTTAGCCTTAAAACAGTCTCTACTTCGGGTATCTTTGATAGACGTTTTGGTACTTCTCCAAACTGTAATAAATCTTGAACCCGCTGTTTAACTACTGCCGAATCGTTCGCATGCCCTAAATCTAAAAAATTACTTCTATATAATTTTTGTTTACTGTTTTTATAGTACACCTCTAATTTATTTAAAAACTCCATTCTGGGAGTATGATAAATGTACTTTATAGAATCAAAAGTTTTTCTAGCGTCTAAAGTCGGCAAAGGGCCCCGGACCCTTGACTTGCTTCTGAATGTTATAAAAAATTCCGTACTATTTCCCTTTCTATCAAAGATTTCTACGTTCTCAAGAGTACCCATAAAAGCGTTTTTTAACGCATTGTAAAAATCTCCAGAAAGTTTTTCTAGATCTCTTTTTGAAATCGTAACTGCATCCACAGCTAACTGATATGCAATATGATCCTGTAGTCCTTGTTTTGATAAGTAAAAAGTATGCACTTTTACGTCAGAAACTTGTTTTCTGTACTCCTCTGAAGTACGGCGAAGATCTTTTTCAATCTTCTGTAAAAATACTTTTAGGTCTTTAGTAGCCATTAAAAGTTTTTATATAAGTCTAAGACTCGCTTAATGTGATCTGGAAAAGCCACATTATTTCTTTGACTAGTAGAACTTTGGTTTTGTATACTGGCTCCGCCTAAAGTTCTGCGCTCTTTATGCTCGTCTTTTAAGTAGTAAGTAATTAAATCAATTACTGCTAATTTTAAGTCATCGGGACAAGTTGCATATCCTGCTTTATAGACTACTTCTACAGCTGCTGGGCCTTTAGGCCAAAAATTATATCCACCTCCACCAGTAGTTCGTAAGATACTATCAGTGTTATAATCAAAATAGTATTGATGATCGGTAGTGGTGAGAGTCTCATAAGCAGAGTCATATGAAGATCTTTCTTTTACACTTACAATGGAGTTGACAGGTGTTTCTGTCAATTGTACTGCATGCGTATTCCAAGTAATATTAAATGTTTCTGTTTTATTACTTGAGTAATGATCGACTAAACTATTACCACAATAGGTTTTTACTAATTGACTCACAGACGGAATCAATGAATTCAATCGCAAATCCTCTTTAGGAGATGCAATTCCTTCCGACTCTTTATATTCTGCTAATGTAATTAAATTTGCCATAAGTCCATTAATAAAAACCTTGGGGAAGGAAACCCTTCCCCTCGGTTGCTAGCTATGATTATTAAGCTACTGAATCGATTTTGATACAAGGCTGATCTGTGCCTGCACCTGCGACGATTTCGTTGAAGCCCAGAGACTGGGTGGCAACGATTACACGACGCTGATTCATAACTTCGTAATCCTGCTCGACGGTTACACCGCGGAGTCGTGGAGCTACGTAGTTTCGTGCGTATACTGCGAATGCTACTGGTACGCCAGCACCTTCAGCAGCGAACTCTTCAGAAACGATTACTGGAGAACCGAAAACAGCTCCGACAGTACCCGTTACTTTAATAGCGAGTTCAGTACCAACTTCGTCTAAGCTTTGGAAAGCTGAATCGCTTAACAAATCATAGTACATGTTTTGGCTGACGATAAAAGTAACATCAGAAGGATTCAAGCCGTACTTACCCATTTCCTTACGTGCATTCAACAAGTCAGCACCAGTCATAGTATTGAATGATACACCTGCTGCTCCGTTACCGGAGATGTCGTGAGTAATAGCGGAAGCTGAACCGTGTCCGTCAAGACCAGAAATAGTACCGTTACCCAAAAGGAAAGCGGCTACTACTGCTCGACCGTGTGCACGTGCTACACCTTCAACCAACATAGGCATTAAGTTAATAAGAGTTTGCTCATCAACTTCGTTATCCATGAATGTGCTTGAGATCAAACGATAAGCATTCAAGATAACTTGCTTAGGCTGGTAAGTAGCATTTGATGCGCCACGATTTTCCAAGTTACCGCTAGTAGCGTTAGTTGCCCATGAAGCTGGGTCAACATCTACCTGGATAGGAAGAACTGTAGACTTACCGTTTACAGGGATCTCACGAAACAAACGAGCGACTTTCAATTCGTTCATGATTTCTTTCTCGATCAAACGAGAAACTTCTTGGTCAATATCACCAGCATTAGTTGCATAGTCAATACCAGCTTTTTGCTGAACGTTTTGTGCAAAGTCAGTATTCCAACCTTTCTGAGTCATAACACCCAACATGTGAGCATTTAAGAAATCTTGGCCCCACTTAGTGATATCAGACTGTTCAGCACGATCTGCAAATACTCTCTTAGATTCACGCATCTTCTGAATCTCTTCAGACTTCTCTTCAAGATCCTTCTTATACTGAGCGAGAATTTCACCCATGTCAGCTTCTTTAGCAGAAAGCTTTTCTTGCATATCGCTAAGTAGTTTTTCAGCTCCTGATTCAACACCAGTTTGAATTGCTGATTTTACTTCTTCTGCCTGAAGAGCTTTAGCGTCTGCGTCTGCAGCGGCTTTTTCTTCGGCTTCTTGTACAGCTTTTACTTCAGCTGCTTTTTGCTCGGCTTGCTTCATTGCAATCTTTGCAGCAGTTTCCTCTGCTACCTTCTTAGCAAAAGCTTCCAAGTCGACTTCGGGAGTATTAATTCCTTCCGACATATTAGTC